CACTACGCTGTCGCTGAATGCTCACAACAGCCGCTCCCGGAAACGTGCAAGCGGGCTTCCCAGAGGCGTATTCCCGAATCGTGGGTCGAGGCTCAACCCGTTTTACGCTTGCATTGCTCACCAGAATAAAACCATCCATCTCGGCGTCTTTGCGACTCCGGAGGAAGCGGGTGCTGCCTACGAAGAAGCTCGACGGCTGGTGATGGCACACGAGGAGCGGGTGGCTGTGGGTGAGACTCCCGAGCCTCCCATGATTGTGGTGAGAACCGGCAAGCGTGGTCGCCCTCGACAGACTGGGCGGGAAGAGGCGTGCCGGATGTACCAAGATGGGTACACCATCGAGAAGATCGCCAAGCACTTCGGATGCTACGACTCCACTGTCTCCCGGATGCTGCGAGATGGCGGAGTGAAGACCCGGCGTGGTCGGCAAAAGGTTGACAAGGTAAAGACTGACGATATACTGGACGCCTGTCCACAACCCCTTCAAGGAGCGTAGCGATGATTACGGCAACAGTCACAGGGAATGCAGGCAAGACACCGGAACTCCGAACGTCGAAGTCCGGTAAGCCGATGACCAACTTCTCACTGGCCTCGACCGAGAAGAAGGATGGTCCGACAACGTGGGTCGATGTCGTTTGCTTTGACGAGCAGGCCGATGTTGTCTCGCAGAATATCCAGAAGGGTGACAGGGTCGTTGTGACCGGTCGCCTGTCTTTGGAGACGTATGAGAAGAAGGACGGCACTCAGGGCTTTGCTCTCCGCTTGGTGGCGGAGGAAGTCGGCAAGTCTCTCCGGTGGCCCAAGCGACAGGCAGTCGGCGTGGGTGCCCGTGAGGACGTGAACGATCCCGATGCCGTCATTCCGTTCTGATCTAGACAGGGGCATTTCATGGACGTGTTTTTCACGGCAGTGGATAACGTGCCAGACCGCATGTTTGCGATCTGGGTGATGTGGGCGATTATTGCCCTCTGTCCTTGCGATTTGTGACGAATACGCTCCGTGCTGGCAGGGGAAGGGATGCCCCTGACCAGCAGCCATTCTGGGGACCATCATGCGAGCAAGCCTCAACTTCACACTGCCCGATGACCAGCACGAGTTCGACGCCGCCCTTTGCGGCCAGCGGGCACTCGCGGCACTGGCGGAGATTGACAAACGCTGTAGGGAGGTCGTCAAGTATTGCGATCCGTCCGAGAACGAGCGGACGCTTGCCAGCAACATCCGAATGATGATACCCGCCGACCTGCTGGAGATTCGATGACCGACATCGTTGAGCGTCTACGAGCGTGGGTCTATACGGATTCGCAGTACGCTACGGCCCTAGAGGCGGCGGACGAGATCGAGCGGCTGCGGTCGCGTCCATGCCCCTACGTCACTGGCCGCACAACCCAATACTGCACGCTACCTACGACATCGCTCACGCCAGAGGAGCGGGAGTCTGTGGCGTACTATCTCGGGACTGGTGGCCCGGATGGCGTGGACCGCACGCTCGTTGCGCTGCTATCCCGAACGGGATCAGACGCCGCGAAACAGGGCGACAATGCGGCGGAATGCCGCAAACATGGCGAGAAAACTCCCGAACGGGATCGCCTCCCCGACGCTGGAGCGGCTTTGATTTACGAGCGCCCGATATACCGGAGGTATACGCCGGTGCCGCCAGATAAAGAAGACATGCTCACAGACGCGGAGCGGGAGGCCCTCACGGAGGCGAGTGGGCTCTACATCGGGACTCGCACGGGACTGGAGTTGAGCTGCCTGCTGGAGCGGCTGGGGGGTGCCAAATGAGTGACGCATTGCGTGTCGCATTCACTGTGTCGGCGGTGCTAACAGGCGTCCTTCTGGCACTGGATGTGATTGCCCTGCTGGAGTTTCGCTACCACCTCACTGCGTGGATGAAACACCAAGAGGAAATCAACCGCTTGCTGCGGAAGCGGGTGGAGCAGTTGGAGCGGATGTCGCCGCCCGCGACATAAGCCCCGAACGTATGTCAAAAGCGACGAAAAGCGAACACATTCCAATATGAGTAGCCACCTCATAGCCCTGACCGGCTGCATCTACGCCTACGTCTCAGCGGAGCAGTTCTTTCGCGGGAATCCCGGCATGGGCATCGCGTACTTTGGGTATGCCATCGCGAATATCGGCCTGTATTGGCTGGCCCGATAGCCTGATTTCCCGGCCATAAATCCCATAAAGGGAGAATGGCATGGGCATTGGCGACTTGATTGCTCGGGGCGTAAAAGCCTCTCAAAAGGCTTCCCCAGCAGTAGCGCCACAGCGGCTTGCGGAGTTGGCAGAGAAGGTACGGAAATCTGGACGCCTGTCTCCAGATGTCGAGGGGCTTCTGGACGACAGTCTTGGTATCGAACGGCCACCGCTCGGTTACGACCCACCAAGCTCCGCAGCCGACAAGGCATTCCGCATTCTAAAGGGCGGAGAGCCGGGAGAGCGCAGCGTCAAGGTGACGCCACGCGACGTGCTTTCCCGGTGGTACGAAAACACTCCGGGTGGTTTTGACGGGGCTGTGGAGAACTCTCAGCAGGCACTCAAGAAGTACGGCGTTGTGTACCCGCACTCCAACTCGCCAGCGTATGGACAGTGGTCGCCCGACGCAGTGGATGCACCGTCACGGGTTGCAGTCAACCCGGAACTGAACAAGTTCGACAGTCCTCGCGGCACCTACGGGGCAGGGGGCGTGAAGATGAATCCGGCAATGCTGGATGCCACTAAAGCCAGAAACGCCACGCTTGAGCATGAGATGACGCATCACCTGATGCTGCACGGTCAGGATGCGCCGGACGACCCCACGCTCGTGCAGGTGCAACGCGCCGGAAACAGACGAGAGAGGTTCGACAGCACGCCGGAAGGCAGCGTCACGCTACAGAACAATCCGTCGCTGGCTCTGATCTACGAGAAGTCCCCGTTTGCCGACATGCGAGCGGACGCAGAGCGAGCGCTTCGCCCTCTGGTTGGCGAGGAGCGGTACGCAATGCGTCGAGTCGAACTAGACCCTCGCGTGGCAGAAGTGCGACGGCGATACGCCCACCACACCGGTCGGGACGTTACCACCCCAGAGGAGGCGGAGAAGGCGTGGGACTGGTATCGCACCAATCGCCAGCACTTTGAGGACTTGTCGTCGCCGCATGAGCGTCCGTCGATGACGCACACGCAGTTCAACACCTACGACGCACTGCCTCCGGAGTCCAAGCGAATCATGTTCACCCGCATGACGCAAGTTCCGGCGGTGCTGGCACCGCTTGGGGTCGGGGCCGCATCTAGCCAGCAAGGCCTTCTCGATGGCTTGAGGGAGAATCGCTAATGGCCGACCCCAAGGACATTAGGGCCCAGATGATCCTCAAGGACATCTATGCCCGCCACAAGCTCGACCCGTCCATGCCTCTCGATGCACAGATCGAGGCAATCAACAACGGAATGCTGGAGCGCGACACGCCTCTGGCACCGGGCATGTGGGCCAACCCGGAAGAACGCGGGCAGGCGCGAGGTGCATACGCCGCAAAGGGCAAGACCGACAGAGAAAAGCAGGAACGCTGGGAGCAATCGGCCTACCTGATCGACCCAAACACCTACCAATACCAGCAAAACGCCGGGCGCGACATTGACTTCTTGAAGGCAATGCACCAAGCGAACAACACGTCGCAGGGCGACACGGCAGCAAGCCGAGCGGCCCGAGCGGCAGGCGGCACGTTTGGCAATGTGCCCACGCGAGACACCTACCGGGACGAGGCTCTGCACTACTGGGACAAGAGCAACTTCCAGCCCACCTCCCGAAACGGGATGACGGATCCCAACTACCAGTCGCAGTCTGGTTTGCTGATGGGGCTCTTGAATGCCACCACCAATCCCGACACGACCACCGGAAACTACCTCAACTTCTCAGAGCCGATCCCGGATCGCGTCCGCATGGGCGGATCTGGAGAGGCAGACACTGGCGAAGAGGCATGGCAGGCGGCGCAGGCCAAGCGGCTAGCAATCAATCGCTACCGCCCTAACTCAATGACGCCGATTGGCGACCTGCCGTCGAGTGCCAGCGGTGTAGATAGGGCTATTCGCCTCAGTGAACTGCAAGAACTGGTCGGAAAGGCCGACGTTCCCAGCACGGATCAGCGTTGGGCTAGGTGGACTAAGCAGAACTTGGGGAAGTCGTTTGTCCCACCCGGCTTTGTCAATGACACGTTGGACTTTGCCACCAGTTGGCTTGACCCTACAGTCGTAGTCCCGGTGGGCGGGCTGGCAACAGGGGCAGTAGGCACTGTCGCAAAGGGGGCAAAGGTTGCAGGCGGCGGGTGGATGCGTCCGCTGTTGACCAATCTCGTCAAGAGTCGTGGCGTGGACGCCGCAAAGGACATGGGCGTCGAGCAGGGGGTAGGTCACACCCTTGCCAATGTCGCGGGCGGAGCAGCCAAGCGTTCGCCGCAGCAATACCTCTTTGGTAACTGGTCTGGGGACGTGCCGCAGAAGAGTGAGGAGGACGTACAGGCGTCCCGGAATGCCCGCACCCAACTGTACGACAAACTCCGGAACGACGACGGGGTATCGAGAGCCGACAACGAGGCATACAACGGCTTGGGTCTGCGGGTGCATGTTCCGTACCCGTACCGCTAGGCCACGAATCAGTAGAGGCAAGGATGTCTGACGAAGCAGCCGTCGCAGAAGTTGATGAATCCGTAGGTTCCGCTCCGGATACCAGTTCCGCACCCGAAGCGGTGGACTCCAGTGCATCTGCACCATCTACGCCGACGCAGGCTCCCGCTGCATCGCAGCCGCAGTCGGTATGGGATGCCTTCAAGAATCTCGATGAGTTTCGCGGGCAGGACGATGTGGCGATTGCTCGCCGCCTCTATGCCTCAATGGAACGAGAGAAAGCAGCAACAACTGCTCTCGCCCAGTACCAGCAGTACATCCCATACGCCCAGCAGTACCTCCAGCACCGGGAGCCCTTTGAGCGATACCTTGCCTCCCAGCGAGAACCCGCCAAACAAGAGCGACCCGCCGAGCAGCCCGCCGCCGAAGAGGCAGTAAAGAAGTGGTGGAACCCTCCAGAGATTCGGGAATCGTTCAAGCAGTACCTCGTTCGTGACGAGAACGGTCGCGAGGTGATCTCGCAGGAAGCACCGCTCGACGCCAAGCACGCTCTGTACGAATACCAGAAGTACAAGGCTGACTTTGCTCAGAAGTTCCTCACCAATCCGGCTGAAGCTCTGGGGCCGATGATCCAAGAGATCGCCCAGCAGCAGGCCCAGCAGATCGTGCAGTCGCAGTTCTCTGAAGTGCAGCAGCAGCAGTACGTCTCTAGCCTTGAGCAGGAGAATAGGGACTGGCTGTACGACCAGAGCGGCCAGCCCACCGAAGAGGGTCTTGCAGCCCAGCGGTACATCGACGAAGCCGCTGGCATGGGCATCCAGAGTGCTGAACGGCGGTGGGAATACGCAACGAAAATGATCGAGCGTGACCTGCTCGATAAGTTGCGTTCGATGGGTGCGGATCAGTCGCAGAGAAGTGCGTTTGAGGCTGGATTACCGCAGCAAACGTCGCCTGCCGCTGCTGCTCCTGCCGCTCCAGTTGTTGCACAAACTGCAACACCGACTGCGCCAACTAAGGCCGAGAGGGACATAGAGTTCCTTAGGCGGGAAGCGTCTCGCAATCCAAGCAGGAGTGCGGGAAGCGACGACCCGCGATCACCGCAAGCACCGTTGACTTTTGAACAGCGTCTCGCCAAGCAGTTGGCCCGAGACGGAATCACCTGAAAGACGAAAGGTAGCACATGGCTTCGTCAGTAGATTGGGCTCGGTCAATTGGCACAACCCTGACCCTCCATTTGAAGGAGGAAGAGCAAACGACCTTTCGTCGGTACAAAGTGTTCGCTGCCTTGCAGGCCAACGGCAACGTCGCGATGAATCAGGGAGGTCGCGGATTCGACTGGCAGGTGCGCTATCGAAACGTCCCCGTATCGACTTACACAGGTGAGTCGCCGCGAGTCTTCAGTCGTTCCGCGCTCTGGCAGCGAGCCAACCTGCCCTATCGTGGGTACAGCGTGCAGGATCAAATTTCAAAGCGGGAAATGCTGGAAAACAGGGGTCAGGCGCAACTGATCGACGTTGCCGGGAAGATGAGCAATCGTCTTCGCGAAAGCATCGAGCAGCACCTGTCCCGCGAAGTCTTCATCGACGGCACGGCCAGCGGTAATGAGAACCGGTGGCATGGGCTTGAGTCCATGTTTACGGTGAACGGCACCGTCAACAAGGACGACGGCACGCAGCGAACTGCTAACGCCGCCGACCCCTTTGGTTTCCCGAACGACGAGTACGCTGGCCTCAAGACGAATCTGGGTGCCTATGCTGGCTCGCAGTTGTCGGCCAGTGGTTCGTGGCCCGCAGTCCCGGTCGATCCAGAGTACGATTTTTGGTCGCCCCTCGTCTGTAACTACACGAGCACCTACTTCGGCACGGCTGCTTCGACCCCGATGCTGACGTGGCGGCAGAACTGCGTGGAGGCGATCCGCCTCTCGGTAAACCACGCCAAACGGAACGATACGAAAGAGAACCAAATCGACATGATCCTGCTGGATCGTGCGATGTACATCGAGTTCCTCAACCGGCTCGACTCCCGTGAGCGTGCCATCGTCACCAAGACGAACGGTCTGAAGTCCTACGGCTTCGACACCGTCGAGATCGACGGCATCGAGGTGGCGAGTGACTACGGTTGCCCGAGCGGCGTGGGCTATGCCCTCTCTATCGGGAACATGGAGATGAAGGTGATGACCGGCCAGCTTCTGGAAGCAGAGGGACCGTTCTATAACGAGGAACTTTCCGCGTATAGGTACTCGGTGTCGTGCCTCGCCAACATCAAGATGAAGAGTCCGCGCAACTTTGTGAAGTTCGCGGCCCTCGCCTGACCCATCACCCAAGAGCAATAGCAAGGAGAGTCCCAAACGATGAGTACGCAGACTTCTGATCCCGGTTTCGGTCGAGGCCAGACGCTTGGCGTTACGGTCAAGTTGTACGAAGCCGAGAACGGTGATGGCTCGACGGTGATCGGCACGCGGAAGGAGTTCCGTGACGAAAACCCAAAGACCGGCCAGTTGTACAGCAACCGGCCTGTCGAGTGCGTGGCTGTCAAGAACGTGAGTGGCGGTGCCCTGCTTCCCGGAACGGTCGTGAAGTTCAAGGCTGCGGCCACGAGCGGGCAGTTTAGTGGCGGCATTCTTGGCGAAGTGGATGCTACGGCAACCACCACCAACGCAACGCCTGCTGCAAACGGTCTGGTGGGTGTTGTGGACGAGTACCTGCCCTCTTCTGGCGTTGCAGACAAAGAGGTGTTCTGGCTGGTGACTCGCGGACCGGCGACGGTCGTCAAGTCCACTACTTCCGTCCTCGCGGGCGCTGCTTACGGCACCTCCGCTACTGCTGGCGAAGCGGCGGCCCACACGGCTGGGACCACGACGCTGGTCGGTTACGCCCTTGAAACCAGTGCTACCGCTACGGGCCGAGTCCTCGTCCGCACGACTGCTGGCTTCTGATTCTCGTCATAGTTTTCGCGACTTGGCCGCAGGGGGGACAGGATGCCCGCCTGCGGCCTTTCGCTTGGATAGGGGCTTCCTTCTATGCCGATCTCAAACGACCCTAACCCGATGAGTCAGTTCGACCAGCCGGACAGGCAGTCGATCTTGGCTCAGTTGAAGCAGGTTGGCCTGCTTGAGTTCCCGGAGTTAGAGGACTTCAAGGTCCGCCGGGAAGTCGGTGCTGGCAATATCCCAACCCCAAAGGATGGCATGGCTCCGATGATTACGTCGGTGCCACAAGCAGACCGATGAGTGACACCATTCGCAAACTGCGATCCGAAGTGTGGACCCGCAAGGAGGGCCAAGACCCGGATGGCGGGCTGAACGCCGCCGGTCGTGCGTCCTACAACCGCGAGAACGACGCCAACCTCAAGCCGCCGCAGCCAGAGGGCGGACCTCGACGGGATTCCTTCTGCGCCCGCAGTGCGGGGCAAATGAAGATGTGGCCCGAAGCCGCCGCCGACCCGGACAGCCGATTAAGGAAGGCGAGGCGCGCATGGAACTGCTGACATGAGCGACCGCACCTGCACCGACTGCGGCCAAGTCTCACCAGAGACACAGGATCATTTCCGCAAGAGGAAGGACGGGCAATGGGATGTCCGCTGCCTTGTCTGCCGTGCAAAGGCCAATCGCGGCAAGAAGAAGAAGCAGCAAGCCTCCGACATGAAGGCTATCGAGGACGGTGCTGTCAGCACGTTTCTCGGCAGTGCATCTCGTGGCGGAGAGAACATCCCCCACTCCAGTGAACTGCTGGAGCGACTGATGGACTACTTCGGCGGCTCGTCTGGGTTTGCCGCCATGATGGTCAAGCAATACTTCGACTCGCCTCCGGGCGGGTCGCACCGAACAAAGATGCTGGAAGGCATCATGCGTCTCGTCACCAAGAACACCGAACTGGGCGGGGCAAAGAAGCCGCTGAACCAGTGGAGTGATGACGAGATCGAGGCAGAACTGGATGCTCGCCTCCGAAGGATCGCCGTGAGTTTTGAAGGGAGACTGATTGATGTCGAAGTCACGCCGCAAACCCCAAGCGATTTCGCCTCTGCCTTCGGTCAAGCGGTTGGGCACGTTCCAGAGGGACGAGTTGAAGGAGATGCAGGCGGAACTGGCGAACCGCCGCATCGAAGCCTTGAAGCTCTACCGGCCCACGCAGCAGCAGGAGGAAGTCCACAAGTGCCGAGCGAGTGAGATTCTGGTGCTGGGCGGCAATCGTTCCGGCAAGAGTCTCTGCACGTTCGTGGAAGACGCTAGGGCTGTGTGCGGCAAAGACCCGCATGGCAAGTATCCCGAAAAGGACGGCGTCCTTGTGGTGGTCGGCAAGGACTGGAAGCACATCGGCCTGACCGTATACCCGCTGCTCTTCATGGCGGGTGCGTTCAAGATGATCCGTGACGAATCCACTGGGGAATGGCGGGCTTATAACCCGGCGACCGACTCGCACCGCGAGAAGGATGCCAAGCCCGCCCCTCCGCTCATCCCGCCACGACTCGTGAAGAAGAAGTCGTGGATTCTCAAGTCCGCACGCTACATCCAGTCGTGCGAACTGACGAACGGGTGGCAGATTTACTTCTTCTCGTCTGAGGGCGAAGCCCCGCAAGGGTTCAAGGCATCTCGTGTCCACATTGACGAGGACGTGAACAACGGCGATGCGTGGGTTCCTGAGATGCAGGCCCGTCTATCCGACTTGAAGGGCGTGTTTGCTTGGTCGGCCATGCCGCACAGCAAGAACGACGCACTGCTTGGGCTGTCTGAGCGTGCCGACAAGTTGGCGGAGGAAGGCGTCGAGAACCCGTCTATCGTTCGCTTTCAGTTGCGGTTCCTCGACAACCCGCACATTGACGACCAAGAGAAGCAGAAGCGTATCGAGGGGTGGGCGGCACTGGGCGAAGACGTGCTGCGAATGCGTAGCGAGGGCGAGTTCATCTCCGACTCGATCCTGTGCTACCCCACGTTTGCCATGCACGTTCATGGGTATGACCGCAGCGAACTGGAGCAGAACGTAGTCCCGGATGACTGGACCCGCTATGCGGTGATTGATCCGGGCCACGCCGTCACGTCGGTGCTGTTTGGGGCAGTGCCGCCGGATGAGTCCATGCTGCTCGTCTACGACCAACTCTATATCCGCAACTGCAACGCCATCATCTTTGGGGAGAAGATGGCACAGAAGTGCAGGGGTCAAAGTTTTTACGCTTTTCTTATTGACATGCACGGTGGTCGCATCCGGGAAATCGGGTCTGGCCGATTGCCGGTGGAACTGTACACCGAACAACTCAAGATTAACGGGGTTGCCAGCGAGACAACCGGGCACAGTTTTCTGGCGGGCTGTGACGACGTGCAGGCCCGCATGTCGGCAGTCCAGAACTACCTGCACATCAGACCGCAGGGAACCCCGACCCTCCGGGTGCTGCGACACTCCTGCCCCGACCTAGAGCGGGAACTGAAACGCTACAAGAAAAAGACCCAGTTGGTGGGTGGTAGTTACATCGTCACGGACGTTCCCAATACCAGAGGGGAAGTCCACGCCTGCCAGTGTCTTGAGTATTTGTGTGCCTATCGACCTCGATACCACAAGCCTAGAAAAGAGGCCGGTGTTGACCCCTGGTACGTCGAGTGGATGCGGAAGCGTGAAAAGCGTCTGTCTGCTGAATCCGACAACTTCGTTTTCTTAGGCCCACAGTCAGGAGCAAAGTATGCAGGCCGACTCCTTTAGTCCGCCGAAAGTGCTGATTGGCGATTGCGTCTATTGGTATCACGACCCCCTCTCGTGCGCTGAGCCGACGATGGGCTGGGTGTGCCAGCGTCCCGGCGTGTTCACGATCAGCGTGCTGGTGTTCAGCCCCAACACTGGATTCCAAGAGAAGCCAAGCGTGCGGCACCGTGATGATCCGGGCCTGCAAGAGAACTCTGAGTGGCGTCAGTGTGGTTGCTGGGAGTACGCACCGCAGACCGCACAGTTGAAAAAGCTCGACGGCATGATGGCTCAGATTGCCGCCGCAACCGAGCAGTTGTCCATAGCGAGGAAGCAGAACGGTGGAAAGCCAACCTAGAACCGGTGAAGACGCCCTGCGAACCATTTCGTCAGGGTGGCTCAAGAAGATCGAACTATCGCTGAAGCACAAGCGTCCTTTTTCTGAGGATGCTCGTGAGGCGATGTCGTTCTTTGATGGGCCGCACAACTGGTTCTGGAAGGACACCTATGCTCGCCACGAGCAGGGGTACAGCCGTGCGATTGCCCCGCCCGCGTTTCGGATGCAGTGCAACCGTGTGTTTGAAGCCGTCAAGTTGTTTGGCAGCGTGATCTACCACCGCAACCCGGTGCGTACCGTCACGCCTGCTCGCTATCCGTTCGTCACCCCAGAAGTGGTCGGGGTGATGGACGATCAGTCGATGATGGCATACCAGCAGGCTGCACAGGAGACGGTCAAGAAGTCGGACGTTCGCAAGACCGTCGCTCTGCTGATGGAGCGGTACTTGAACTACACGCCAAACGAGTGTGACCTCAAAACCCACAGCCGCCGGGTTGTGGACGAAGCGATCATCAAGGGCATGGGCGTTTGGTGGACGGAGTTGGTGACGCCTCCCGGATCTGGCGTGTCGGTGATTGGCTCGTTTGCGGACAGCATTGACAACTTCACGCTGGACCCGGACGCCACCGAGATCGAGGACATTACGTGGTGTGCCCGCAGGTGCGTGCATCCCATCGACGTTGTGGCTCGCCAGTACGGGCTTGATCGGGATCAGTTGAAGGGTCATCTCGACGGGGCCAAGCCCATCGACCAAGACTTGGACGGTCAGATTTTCTCTGACAACGAGTACCCGTATAAGGGTCGCCGCGTTGGCAAGAGCAACGAGTTGGTGACGTACTGGAAGATTTGGAGCAAGACCGGACTGGGTGATCGGCTCAAGGACACGCCGCAGGAACTGGTCGGTGCGTTCGATGGCATGGGAGACAACTGCTACATCGTTGTCTGCGAAGGCGTTCCGCACCCGCTCAACATGCCGCCTGCCATGCTGGAGCAGCAGGCCGACGATCAGACTGGTGTTCCCGAAGAGTTGTTCCGTGCCGTGCAGTGGCCGATCCCCTTCTGGGCTGAGTCAAATGGCTGGCCGTTTGTGCCGCTCGACTTCCATCGCAAGCCCGGATACGTCTGGCCGATTTCGCACATCAAGCCGGGTATTGGCGAGTTGCGGTTCTTGAACTTTGCCATGTCCTTCATCGCACAGCGTGTTGCCACCAGTTGCGAAACGCTGCTTGGCGTCAGCAAGGCGGCCGACCAAGACATCAAGGATCAAATCCTTGCGAACTCCGAGAAGGGGTTCAAGGTGGTCGAGATCAGTGAGACGCTTGGCAGAAGCGTGAACGACCTCATCAGTGTGTTCCAGTTGCCAGAGGTAACGCCGGAACTCTGGAGGATCGTGGAAGCCGTTGCGCAGCAGTTCGACAAACGAGTGGGCCTGACAGAACTCGCCTACGCCATGACCTCCAGCCAGATGCGTAGTGCCACAGAGGCCAACGTGAAGGCGGAGCAACTGTCGGTACGCCCGGACGACATGGCGAACCGGCTGGAAGACGCCATGAGTCTCATCGCCCGCCGAGAAGCCTTTGCATCTCGCTGGCTGCTGGAGCCGAAGGACGTGGAGCCTGTCATCGGCCCGCTTGGAGCGGCGGCGTGGGCACAGCATGTTGCCACGCTCGATCCGTCTGTCATTGCCCGTGAGTTTGACTACCGGATCGAGGCCGGGAGTGCTCGGAAACCTAACAAGGCTACCCGCGTCGAGCAGATGCAGGCGGCGCTTCAGACGCTGGGGCCGATCCTGCAAGGGCTGGTGCCGATGGGCATCGTGGACCCGCTGAATAGCCTGCTCACAGACTGGGCAGAATCTCTGGACATTGACGCGAAACCCTACCTCATTCCGCCCCCTCCGCCGCCCCCGCAGCCACCGGTCGGGACGCCGCCGGGACCGCCTGATGGCGCGGAGGGGGCGGGTGGGGGTCCGCCTCCGGACGCCCCGCCGCCGCCAAATGAGCCGCCGCCGCAAGTTCCGCCAGAAATGAACCCCTGACCGGACACAAACCTATAGCCCCATGAATGCTCACGACCTGCCGCCGGACATCGCTCACGCCTCTTATGAGGTGCAGGCTCACTATGTCCGAATGATCGAGTCTGGACAGCCTCCGCGATTCGCGGAGATGTGTGCTTTGCAGTGCCCTCCCGGCACTCGTGGCACCGACCGCTCGTTCATGCAGGGGCGGCTGCACGGCAACTGGATGGACGGGATGCCGAAGAAGGTTGCCAATGCCATGCTTCGCGAAGCCGAACTTGCCGGTATCAGTACCGCCGGAAAGTATTACATGGGCGGGATTGCCGACAAGCGTGGCTACAAAGACCCAGAGGCGTGGGTGGACAGCACTGCCGACGTGCTTCGTGTCTGCAAGAAGCGTGACTTAGAGATTCACGGGATCGTGGACTATGTCCCTCCGCAGAAGGCACCCCCGAAGGAAGTGGACATCAATCCGCGAATCCTCCGAGAGCATGTCCGCGAAGAGATGAAGAACAACCCCAAGCTCAAGCGTGGCGAAGCCGTCGAGAAGGTCAAGGATCGGATCGTTCCCCAGTACAAGCGGAAGAAAACATAATGCCCAACAAGATTGAGCGACTGTCCACAACGACCGGGTCGCACACGTTGACTACGTCTACTTCCAGCACGGCACGGCTCCCGTTCGTGGCTCACGCTGGCGGCGTGATGATCGTTACCGGCGTCACCTCGACCCCAGCGACACTGACGTGGTACGTGTCAACGAGCAACGAAGGAACTCTTGTGCCGTTGCAGGACGGTGCGGGTGCTGCCGTTACCACCACCGTTGCGTCAACCAACTCGTACATCAACGCCTATCCCATCCCGGATGCGGCGTTTGGTGCGCAGTTCATTGCGGCCACGACCAACGCTGGAACGCTCACTGTCCAGTTTTCCGTGAAGGGGTAGTGAATGCCGACTCAGGCGTTAGTGCGATTTCGTGTTCGTCAGGACACGGCAGCAAACTGGTCGTCGTCTAATCCCGTTCTGGCTGCTGGTGAGCCGGGACTAGAACTCGACACCGGCAAGATCAAGTACGGCGACGGCGTCCGCAACTGGGCGACCCTGCCGTACTCGTCAGGCGTTGCGCTGGGCACCACCACTCCGCCTGCTGCGGGGACTGGGGCTGTCGGCACTAGCACGCTGGCCGCACGAGCTGACCACACGCACGCACTCCCAACTGCGCCGTCCTTTCAGTCAGTCTCTACGACGGGTGACGCAACCGTAGGCGGGTCGCTCACAGTGACCGGCGCTCTGGTGGG